GTCTTGTTAAATACATCCCGAACTGGATGGAAAAGTTCTATCCTCGCATAGCACAATTCGCACGGGGTGAGGGATATCCCTGTGGCAATAAAGGGGTATTTATCCCCCGTCGTAATAAGTGTTGGACGCATCCCAAAACGGGTAATAAACTCAAGCAACCTCTGACTTATCAAAAGTATCAAGAGGCTAAAGAAAAGAGTCAGAAAAGCCGAACTGAGAAGGGTAGGACAGCTTTACAGGATAGGGAGCAGGGTTTTAGAGATAAGGCGAGAGAAAAAGCTAAAGGGTGGCAGAATAAAACACCGGAAACAAAACCGACACTAGCGAACGAAGATAAAATGCGCGATACACTAAAGAAAGCTATCGCGGAAAATGAGTTGAATAAAAGTTTAGCAGAAACAGCTTATCAAAAATACCACCAGTATCAAAACGGACTAAAAAATGAAGCAGAAGGTTTATCATCTCGGTCTATCGCTAATTTATATCAAATCCCCCACGCCACTGCTGTAGCTAGAATTAACGGACTTAGAGAAGCTGTTGGACTAGGAGGGTCTAATGCTGTATCTGTTGACAAAGAATTAGGGGGAAGAATTAACGACCTTTTAAATAATGGGAAACAAATTAAAATTAATTCGTCAGGCGGTCAACTAAAAGATCAGAAAAAAGAACCAAGTCAAACAACAATTAATGCTGACAAAAAATGGTCTGACTTTTTAGATTCTAAAAATGTTACAGAGAAAGGACTTAGAAAACTAGACCCTGAGACTAGAAAGAAAATTACAGAAGAATTTGAAAATACTCGGATTGAAGAAAGGGTTCAGGAGTCAAGCAAAAGGAAAGGTCTATCACTACCTGAAGACCCCAAACCATCCCCAAATTCAACAGGGGTAGAGGAACCTGGTGATCGTGGCAAAAAAGAATTTGAATTGTTGAACTCTGACAAGTTATCATCAGCCAAACAATTAGTCAATCTACGAAAAAATACAGAATTAGCATCAAAAAAACCTAATCAAACCCAAAAAGAATATGACAGAAATCAGCCCGATCTTAATATTGACTCAGGGCTAGGAATGACAGAGGGATGGCGAACCGCAGACGAAAATGGATCTGTTAGAGGAATCCCTTGGACTGTCAAGATGGAAAACAAAGAAACTCCTTCCGTACTTACGGGGGCTAGACTAACGAACCATCCTGGTAGTAACAGAATTAGAAGACTTGAATTACACACATCTGACAATATGGTATTTCCTGTTGAGTTCAAAAAAGGAGACAGAGATGCGTCTCTAAGAGCTAGGAGACTTGTTAAAGAGATAGCGCAAGGGAAATCTCAGGAGATGGATGCTGGCGATATAAAAGCATTGATTGAGGGAGGTAAAGACGGTTTAGCTAAAAGAAAAGTAGAAAATGCAAGGTTAGCTACTGAAGAAAAGCAATTTAATGTAGCACTAGACAGTTATTTAAAATCAAAGAACCTAACAAGAGAAAGTTTCAGAGGAATGTCTAATGAAGCGATGGATGACGTAATTGAAAAAGTTGAAAATATTGCAAAACAACAAAAAACACAATTAGACCCCAAACCATCCCCAAATTCAACAGGGGTTAAGGGTGCGGGGGGTAAGACACTTGACCTAAAAGATTTGTGGCAACAGACAGCCGACGCTGCTTATTCTAAAAATAAAGATGGGGTCTCAAAAAATCTTGAGCAATGGAAAGAAGTTGTTAAAAAACTAGAGTCAGGGGAGGGAATTTCTAAAGATGTTAACTTAAACGAATACGAAAAGTTGATGGATAATTTAGAAAGAAAATTAGTCCTTAACCCAAAAGATCCGTCTAATGTCGAGTTTAAAAAAATTACTGGGTCTATTTATAGAACTCTTGACAAGGCTGTAAGATACGATCCGTTAACTCAGGAAGATTTAGAAAAAGCTCACCCCAACTTTAGACCCATCATGCAACGGATGAAAAAAACCGTTACCAAGGTAAACGAATTATCCGGTAAAAAACAGCAATCACAAAAGGAATTAGACACATTAAAACACAGACAATCTTATAACGAGCTTATAGTCAAATCTAATTCAAGGCAATTCCGCGAAATGGGTATTGACAATAATTATAATGAGCTTAGGCTCCTTACGGCGCGAAACCCGAATGAGATGGTAGAAGTCAGAAATCCAGTATCTAATCTCCCAGAAAGAACAGTTACCCTACCAGAAAGACTTAATGAAATTAACAGGGATATTAGAGATTTATCAGATGATAAAAAAGCTCAAATATCTCAAGATCGTGCTAAAGAAGAAATAGCCAGATTACAGAAACCGATTAAGGGAATGGAGAGTCAAGTAAACAGCCTTGCAGATGAAATTAAAAGATTGAGAGAATCGCGGGGAGAACCTAATCCAACTACCAAGAGACGCACTAAGAAAAAAGACTTTAATTCTAATCTTAAACTCGCTCAATTTGCAAAACCAGGATGCTGTTGTGATGCCTCCAAACCTTTAAGACGCCGGAAAACAAAGCAAACCCCTAGACTGAAAAGAAGGGGGACTCGATATGCTTGATCCTATATGTCTTAAATTAGCTAAATATTTGCAGGAGTGGTTAAATTCTGAACTTAAAAAGATTGACCCCAATCTGATCGCGTGTCGGGATACAGTTTGTTATGATGCCGTCAATCCTGACTTATCGCGGTTTCCATTACTCAAAGTTTATCGGTTATCTGACAACTTTGAGTATGGACACCCGAAAAGCCAAACCAGCTTTGTAATTTCCTATTGCCTATCATTCCCAGATCAGGAGCTTTTGCCGGGCATTTTGAGATGGGTTAGTTGGCAATTAAACGAAGCTCTAACTCAGTGGAAAGAGTCTAAGAACTGTTCCCCAATCATAGCACAAGGAGGCTTTAGATCCGAGTATAGAATCATGGTAAATGAACTATCTCAACCTGTCTATGCTTTCTTGCGTTTTAGCTTTACGGGAATTGATTATTTAGAGGATTAAAACAATGCAGTCACAACGCGATGCGGTAACGTTTCAGTTTGTTGCTTCTACCAATGCAACCCTGAGAGATTTAAAAACCGGATTAATTTATAACTGGAAAACTCCATCAAACATCACCATTAACCCTAACCGCCAAACTCGGAAAACAACCCGACGCAACAACTTAGGGGAAAACATCACCGATGACATCTTGGTGCAAAGCTCCGACCCCGTAGCCACACTAACCTACTCAGGTTTTAACTTCGAGATGATGGCGTTTGCTATGGGCAAAAAAGTTGAAAGTGGTACTTACGATGTCACCCAACCCTTTCAAGTTCAGGTCAAAACTGCTACCTATGCGGCTGCAACGACTGGACAGGTAGGTTTTGGTGTGGTAGCTGATGCTGAAACCTATGGCTCTAAAACTGATATCACAGGGGCTAAAAAATCAGTTCCTTTGACTCAACAACCTTATGCTGCCTTTACAGGGACAACCGCCAATACTTTTGCTGTTGGTGCTAATCGGGCTTTGAAGTTTTCCGATAACTTAGTTGAAGATGGGGCGTTTATCACCCTTTCAATTAGTCGGTCAATCACTGGCAATTCTATGGGTGATCCTTTAAACGCTCATGAGTTTTCTGGTTTAGTTGTCGGGACTGACAAACGGGTAATGATTATATTTATCCCAGAGGTGATTATTGACCCATCTCAAGGTCAGTTTGATCCTAGTTCTGAACAACTACAAATCCCCATGCAAATCATCCAACCCCTTGACTGGTGCGACCCGTTCAAACTAATCGACACCGCCGAAACCGTTTACTGTGCAGCTTAAAAATATGACTGAAATTAAAAAAAGACAACCCAGACGGACGGCAACAGTTAGTTATTATGATCCGATAACAGGGGAATTTATCACCTCTGAATTAATCACGGCTGCACCCTTTGTTAAATGGGGAAAAATTGCAGAAATTCAGAAGTTAATCCTTGAATTATATGTTGAGATTGGGGGATCTATTGGTGACTTATTTTGCCATGAAACCTTTATCCCATTGTGTCAACAATTATCAACATTAATTCCGGTTGTCGGCCAAACCCGCCCGATTGATTTTCAGGCTTTAGTCGATGCCGATGACTGGCCCCAAATTACCCGACTATTTGTTACCACGTCCTACGATGACGCTGGTAATCGAGATGTTGACGCTAAAGGCGAAGCCACGCTAATCGAACCCGGAACAATAGCGGATCTGCACAATCTCAATTTTTTGCAAATCCTAGTGGACAAAGAGAGGGAACGGCAGAAAATACGGGAGAAGGAACTCGCCGAATTAGAAGCAGTGGAAGTTACGAAATAGACCTATTAGCTCAGTTAGTAGAAGCCTACGAACCTCAAGGAGCGATCGCCCTCTCGAAAGAGTATCCGGCTGAGTTTCTTGAGTGTTTGTTATTCCAAACTGTTGAACATCGGATGAGCGACGAGGATCGGGCAAAACGTCAAGCTGAGGAAACTTTGAAAGGTCAAAAAGCCGATCTCCTAAAACGGGAATTGAGGATCTCAATCTCAGGGGAACGGATGCCACGGATTCTGTCTATGGCTTCATTCTTTCCAGATGCCAACACGGGGGAAAATGGGGATTAAACTTAGCATTGATTCATCAGAAATCAACAAAGAAATTAAACGGATTGCAGGGTTTAAACTCAGGGCGGAAGATATCACCGCCGCCGCCCCCGCGATTCGTTTGATGATGCAAGAAGATGTAGATACCCGTTTCAATAACGCCCCATTAACAGAAGTTGGAGGGGATGTTTACGGGGGTGTTGAATGGCGATCACTCTCGGAATCTTATCTAGTCCAAAACCCTAGACGTTATGGGGGTCAAATCCTTAGAGACACGGGAGAACTTCAACAGTCATTAACAGCCGAGGGTCATCCCTACGGTGTTTTTGAAGTCACTGAATCACAGATAGTATTTGGGACAGCATTAACCAAAGCCTCTCGATTACAACGTGATTTTCCGTTTATATTCTGGCATCCAATCTTATTAGAAAAGATTGCCAATTATTTAGTTAACTGGGTACAGGGAGGTTAAAACAATGGCAGACGCAACCGCTAGTTTAAAGTTAGGCTTAATTGATGATGGATTTGTTGCTGGTGTTTCAAATGCTTCGACTCAATTAACAAATTTAGTATTAGCTTCCACTGCGGTTAGTGCTGCCTTACCATTGCTTGAGAAAGGGTTAAGAGCTAATGCTACTCAATATTTATTGGGATCTAAAAATGCCGAACTCTTAGCAACAAATCTCGGTAAAATTGTTAACTCCAACAAAGAACTAGGAAGTCTATTAGGCAAGGCATCAAACATTGGATATTATGCGCTACAACTTACTACTTTAGCTAAGGGTGCGTCCGATGCCTACACTACCCTAAACAGGATTCCAGAAGCATTAGAACAAATGAATCGGTCGGGAGTTAGTACCGATTCCATTCAAGGGTTTATGACTCTAAGGGATGCTATATCAGGTAGTCAAGTTGCGGTTGAAAGTTTTGCTCAGGTAGCTGTTGCCAAACTCAACGCCGTTGAAAGTGCGTCCGCAAGGGTTGGGACTATCCTTAAATCCTCCACTGAGTTTACAGAATCGGGGACGGCAAGACGGGCAACGGCTACCGACTTAAATAAAAACAGGAAACAGATCCAAAAGTTACTCAGGGATAAATTAGATAATGCTGTCACCACAACCGACGCATTACTCGGACAATATGAAGTTTTGTCTGGGGGTTTTACTTCTGAAAAAACATCTCAACAGGTTGCAGAATCTGGCTTTAAATTATTAGGAATTGCCAAAGCAGGGGGTCAAGCTGCCGATCCTACTGCCACACTTCAGTTATTGACAAAAACCCTCCGGGCTTATGGTTTAGAAGCATCTCAAGCTAACAGAGTTTCGGCTATTTTAAATGGTACGGTAGAAAATGGGATTACCACGATTCAAGAATTATCCCAAACTTTCGGACAGGCTTCTCAAGTAGCTAAAACCGCAGGGATTAGTATTGAAGATTTAGCCGCAGCAACGGCAGTCTTAACCGCCCAAGGTACATCAACACCCGTGGCATTGACAGGTATTCAGGCTTTAGCTAGAAGTATTATTGATAAAACACCCGAAGCTGCAAAAGAGATCGCTAAACTACGAGATAAAGAAGGAAACCGGATTAGATTTGATATTAGAGAAGTTCAGCAAAAAGGGCTGGCAAAATCAGTTCAAGATATTTTTGAAGCGACGGGGGGAGATCAAACCAAGTTAGCTCAAATCCTACCAGATACCCTAGCTTATCGGACGGCGTTAGGTTTAAATTCCAACAAAGGACAGGACTTTACAAATGTCACAGCAAACATCAAAGCTAACGCCAACGTCACCAGTTTAGACGAAGTTTTTAAGGGTGCTACCGATGACAAGATTTCTAGGTTTCAAAAGATAGCCAACCGCTTTGAAGAAACAATAATCCAGTTAGGAGAATCATTAGCACCTGTATTTGAACCTGGACTTAAATATTTAGAACAGGCAAGTAAATTAGTTGCCAATATTCCCGACCCGATTAAGAAAGCTATCGGTGCTTATCTATCATTTCAGATTCAAACTAAAACGGTCGGATTAGCATTCAAGCAACTATCGGGCGCTGTAATTTCTGTACTCGGTAACTTTGCCTTACTGCGAGTCATTAACTTAGTAATCACAGGTCAACTTGGTAAACAAGCTGCCGTGATTAAAGATTTAATCTTACAGAAGAAAGGACTCGGTGCAGTTGTTAAGCAATTGTTAGGACTTGATCAATCTCGATTATTAGTAACTAAAGAAGCAACGGACGCTATTGTTAAAGAAGGGGTAATTCAAAAAACCGTAAACGCTGCCAGAGAACAAACTAACAATATTATTAAAAAGAATATTAAGGGATTTGTTGACCAAACAGAAGTAGTTAAAAATAGCGGTGTAGTAATCAATAGCACTAAGGGTAAATTTGCTGAATTTGTTGAGGCAATCAAAGGTACAACGGTTGGCAAAAAGATTGAGGAAATCACAGGAAAGTTTTCGGGTCAAAAAGCTGCAATTCAAGAATTAACCAAAAAGACGCAGGAATATTTTAATACCCTTAAAAATACAGCAGGTGAAGGGATTGAAAAAATAAAAAGCCCTCAACCGTCTGAGATGGATCGGCAAGTTGAAGCCTATGCTGCCAAAAGACGCGCTGAAATAGAGAAAAACATCCCAGATTCCCCCGATAGTTTTGGGGAAATGTTAGAGGTAGACCCCGAAGCAAAAAGGGAAACCAGACGGCGGGAATTATTGGCAGAACGGGAACGCAGAAATAAGATTAGACGGCAACAAAGGTTAGACAGTTTAATCCCAGACACAGAAGGGAAAACCTTTGGCGAAAGTTTTGGTATTGATTTACCCTTTGGAGACTTTGCAGAAATAGAAAATAGAGAAGCTAAAAACAAGCGTCGGCAGTTATTAGAAGATATCAGAACTAGACGGGCTGCCAGAGATGCGGGGGTTGCGTCTGTTGCCTCTAATGCCGTCGGTGATGGGTTATCCTTTGGTGATTTTCTGTCGGGTGGCGGTGATGCTCCGAGAGTAGATCGGGATTCATTGAGAGATCGGGCTGCGGGTCGGGGTTTTGGTAACTTAAACAGAACCAGGGAACGGTCGGCTATAGCTTCGCGTGCCATTGCTTCTCAGGTGTCTTTATTTGAATCCTTAAAATCTGTCTCAGGTAGTGCGTTCTCAGCTATTGGTAAGGGTGTCAAGTCTAGTTTTGGACTAATTATTGAGTTAGCCGGGGGAGCTATCACGGCACTCGGCCCTATTGTTCCATTAGGTTTGGCTATTGGTGCGGCGTTTGCACTTGCGGGCAAAGAAATTATTCATATTTTCGGCGGCGGTACTGCCAATAAAATCAGCAAAGGCATTGACGAGATAACTAAGGCACTCAAGGAATTAGAAAAGGAATCTGGAAAGGATGGGGCTTTATTGGAGTTTAAAGCCAATCTAGTTGCACTCTCGGAATCCAACACCGGAAACGCCGACGCACTCGATCCCCTCAAAAACAAATTAAACGAATTAAAAGAAGCTGGCAATCTTACCTCTGGACAATTCGCAACTATGTCCAAGGCTATGCAAAAAGCAGGGGAAGACGGAAAAGTCACGGCTCAGGAATTATCTATCTTACAGAATCAAATCGAGGCTTTCAGAGCAGGCGCACCGGGTGAAATTGAGAAGGGAATTGGTGATCGGATTGGCGAGGTTTTTTCGCTAGAGGGTTTAGGGAAAGCTACTAATTTTATAGGAAATCTTAACGCTGCGGTTATCACTACCCTTTACAACCCGTGGAAAGGTATTACGACTATTGACGAAGCTAACGCTAACCGAGAAGGCGATCGCTTAATCAAGATGCAATCTAAACTCAGAAACGAGATTTTAAATGAAGTTGGTGACAATACCACTGACACAATTAAACAAACTAAAGAACTTAACGCTGGTTTATTCCAAACAGAGGAAGCCAGAAAATTAGCATCAAAAGGATCACAAGTTCAGGGTGTTGTTCTGGAAAAAGAGAATAAGGAAACTAATGATTTAATTAAAGCCAACGAACTCTTAATATCTGGTTATCAATCCCAACAGAAAGAACGACAAAAACTACTTGATGAGACTACAGACACAGGATTAAAGGAACAAATAAAAGGTCAATTTGATAATGCTCAAAATCAAATTGATAACCTTCAAAAACGTACAGAGGCGTTAAAACAAGCTAGGGAACAAATCACCAAATATTATAATGAGACTCTACCAGTATTACAGCAAGCGGTGGTAGCTTCGTCTGTTAATCCATTAGAGGGAAATAACGCTTTAGATGATGCCTTCTCAGTGTTTAAAGAAAAATATATTGACGAGGGTAAAGTATTTTTAAAAGATGTCCAACAGCAAAGAACTGAAGGGCAAGCGGTACTAGATCAAATCCTGCAAAACTATGACCGGAATCTATTAAAAAGTGGTGATGTTGCCAACAAAGTTAAAGATGTTTTAGATAAGTCATTTATTACCTTAACCAAGGATGGAAAACAGATTAAGGGTTCTATTTTTGATATTGATACCCAGAAAAATTTAATCAGTCAAATCGCCCAATTTAGCTCTCAAGCGACGGCAGAAAGAATCTCCCAAATTGAGTTAGAATCTTCTACCGCAGTAACAGCCGGACAACTCCGTCAAGCCACAGAGGAAGATGTTATTAAGAAAACCTCTGGACTGCAACAGGAAAAACTAGGGTTACAGAAAAAACAACTTGAGTCAGAAATTGAACTCCGTTTACAATATGGAATCAAAGTTACCGACCTAGAGAATCAACTTAAACAGACAAACCTTGAGATTGCACAAGCTGAATTTAATGAACGGGAAAAGCTAATTCAGAAGCGATTAGAGCGTCAAATTCAGGCTATGGAAACCGAGAAAACCTTGATTTCTGCACAAGTAGCTGAACGGGGTTTGTCTGAAGAAGATGCTCAGACAAAAATGGCGGGTTTGCAGATTAAAGAATCTAAATTAAGAGCCGATGAATTAAAGCGTCAACTTGACCAATTCAAAGCTAACGGGGTTAAAAATGTAGAACTTGAGAATGAATACGCACAAGCTAGAAACCAAATTAGAGGAGCCGAAGCTAAGGAAAAAGAGCGATTAATTCAACAGGAATTGCAGGAGAAAATCAAATCTTTAGATATTGAACAATTGGCGGTTGAAGTCGGACTTTCTGAACGTACAACATCAGAAAAGAGTGCTCAAAATGCAATTAGTAAATATCGAATTGATCAAGAAAAACTAAAGTTAGCAGAATTAGATCGGCAATTAGAGGAATTAAAATCTAATGGCAGTAAGTCAGTTTCTTTAGAACAAGAGACTGCGATCGCTCGCTCTCGCGTTAGAAAAATGGAGGCAGACGAAAAAAACCGAGTAGAAGATTTGGATTTTGAAACCCAGAAAAAACAACTTGAGAATGAGAACCAACGGGCGGGATTAAGAAGACAGGCTTTAGAATCTGAATATGACTTACTCCAAAAACAAGCGCAACTTGTAGAAGCCATCACCAGCAGTAGGAATCAATTAGCTGACACTGAATCGCGTTATGTGCAATCACAGCTACAGAACCAAGCTAAGTTAACCCGTGACCCATTAAAACAAGCTGAAATTGAATTAAGAATAATTAAAGAAAGGGAAGTTGATTTAGTTCGGACTCAAAAAGCTGAATTAGAAAGTTTGGCTACCCGTCAAAAACTTGCAGATTTGGATTTAAAGCGTCAAGTTTTCCAGATTCAATCACAAAAACTTGAGGCGGAATCCCAGGCTCAAATCCTAAAATTTGAACTAGAAAGGGCAACCAGGCAAAAGAGATCGCCCGAAGAAATTGAGGCGATTAAACTTCAAATTCAAGGCAATAAACAACGGACTGAATCACTTACTCAACAACTAAACTTAACGGGTCAACAAATAAACCAACAGGGAGAAATAAACAAGAATGAACAAAAACGAGTTAGATTAACCCAACAGATTGAATCAGAGAATGCCAAAATTGAAAAGAAATTAGCCAAGCAAAAACTGATACAGGAACAGATTGATAAAGCTACCAAGCCGTTTGTTTTAAGTCAGCAACAAATCCAACAGGGATATGATAAACAGACGGCTGCACTGGAAAAACAGAATACAATCTTTAGCTTTCAAAAACAATTAATTGAAACTAAACAACGGGCTATCAGTGACAGGTTGGGTATCGTTACCTCTGAACTGGGTTTAGCTTCCCAATTAATAGTTAACGATAAACAAAGACAGGTATTAGCTCAGGCGACGGCTACCATCAAATTAAAGGCGTTAGATCAGCAACAAAAAGCCGAGCGCGAGGTCTTGTTGCTTAATCAACAGCAAGCTAAAGTTCAGCAACAGATTGATGCTATTAAATTAAAAGGGCAACAGGCTCAAAATAAAGCTGAGGTAGCGCAGGCACAAGCTGATTTGGCTAAACTCGAAGCGTCAGGAGCTACACCAGAAGAAATCGTTGCGGGTCAAATGAATCTTGAAGCAAAGCTAATGGCAGGACAAGGATTAGCTTTGCAAGCCTCACTTTTACCCTTACAGTCTCAACTATTGGATTTTTCCCAACAACAGGAAATCATGAGTTTAGACCAAAAACAAAAGCTAGACCGGATGCAAGCTAAGTCTGAACTAGCTAACACATTGCCAGAGGGAAGACAGAAAGCACAACTAAAGCAATCAATTATCAATGAAGCCTTGAGTGATGTTTTTGGTAAGAATGTTACCGATTGGAACTATACCAGCGTCCTAGATCAAATTCAACGAGGTAATCAAGCCGACCTGAATAAATTAATTACAGGGAAGGATCGAAGGGTGATGCCTCGAAATATGGGATATGTTTATACTGACTATGGGAAAGCCCCCGAAGTTCAGGGGTTAAACGTTCCATCAGATCGCTTTGATGAGATATTAAAAAAAATACAATCACTAAGCGATCCCATTTCTCCTGACTTACGGATGGGGACACCTTCCGCACCAAGTCTTAGTATTGGCCAGACGGAGTACACTCGATTCCAACAATATGCTCAGAACGTAGAGAATAACGTCAAGATGGAAGTGGGGGGGATAAAGATAACAGTTACTTCGCCGGGTGATGTTGGTAAAGACTTAGAACAGGAAATGTTAAATACTTTTGATCGGATTATGGTGGAAGCTAAGAGACGGATGTAAATTGTTTTTATTAAATTGTATGTTCTATACTACAACTTAATAAAAAATGATATAATTAATAATAACAAAACCCCTCGCGGTGCGCTTAACACCCAGGGGTAGTAACTACTATTAAGGAAATAGTCACATGGATAATATTACCAGAGCCGAACGTTCTACAGTTAAATTTTGTGAGGGTGTCGAAGTCGATGGGTATTTATTGCCGTCCGGTGAGTTTAGGGTTGGCAAAATTTCGACTGCGCTGGCACTGGGATACGGAAAAGATTGGGTAACTCGGACTATAAACGGGGTCGCATCGGGTAAAGGCAAAGACGCTGAAACCCTTGCCCAGTGGGGATTTAGTGGGGTCGCATCCCCTGTAGAAATCACTGGATCGGCTAGAGGGACTACAATCTCGGAAACTATCAGCTTAAAAGATTTTCGGCAATTGATTAGATTAGCTGCAAAGAGAGGTAAACCACAAGCTGAAGCGTTACTGGATGCCCTGTTAGACGTGGGGATTGAGGATTGGTTTAGATTGGCTTTCGGTCAAGAGCAACTTACCCTAGAGGAAAAGCGCAATAGATTTTATAAAGCATACGCGGCGACTATTGACTGGTTACTTGAGGATAGGCAGGAATTGAGATTGATTGAGGATCAAGAATTATTTTTAGCTGGCAACTGGAATTAAGCATTTAAAAAGGCACGGATTTAACCCCGTGCACCTATTTTATGGATTGAAATAATAAAGACAATCCCAACAATTATAAGAAAGTTGATGGCGGGATTAATCGAGATGGGACATTCTCTAATTCAAAAACCCCTTGAGCTCCGAACAAAGGATCTAGCCAAACCTCCAAAGGATAGCCTGTGCCTAACTTGTCTCTATCTGTGGCACTGTTAGGGATTAATTCTTGATCTAATACAAAATCAATCTCAATCGGATATCCCACGCTAAGGGTCATCGTCCCTGTGGCAAAAGGTTTATTATTCAGGTTGCCTTGAAAAACGATGGTAGAAGATATAGATAGAATCCTGCGCTTGCGTCTTTCCCCATTAACAAAATAGGTTAGCCGATCACCTGGACGCATCGAGGGATTAAAAAAAGTGGTGAAGTTTTCCGTGTAACTGTTCCGAGCGTTCTCTATATCCAGATTGGTTTTAATTGCCGTCCTGACTTCCCCTAGAGTTTTGGCATAAGGAAAGCTCATTGACCCCGATACTAATTGGTCAAAAGGTGTTTTGTCCGGCGCTGATGGTGTCCAGACTTTATAACGGTATCTCTTAGGATCGGATTGGTTTTGCTTTTCCTCTGTTTCTGCCGGGTTCTCCTCCTCTACCCGCTCCCAGATTGGAGGTAGTCGTCTTGATGATTCCGGTCTACCTTCAACTTCCTCTGTTTTGTTTTCTGCAATCTGAGAGCCAAAACCCGATCCGTTCCCCCCTGTTGATGATGATTTTGTATAGGCAATAAAAGTATCTTTTTCGCTATCTCCAGTATTCCTATATCCCGGCGTGTTTAAACTTCGATTAATTTTTACCTTGTAGGATTCAGAGGTTTCCGAGCCTGTAGTTAAAGGGGGAAATTCTGGCTTTTCCTTTTCGTTATTGGGTTTCTTCTGATTAAATTCTCTGATTGCGGGATTCCTGGGATCTTCCATTGATGCCATAGCCCTAACTATTTTACTCCTAGCTGTAACAATATAAGGTTGTTGAAACGTCCTGTCTATTGCTGCCAATCGTCGGCTCGTTCCGTCTGGCATACACCACTTAACCTCATCAACACCCTGAACCGCCGCGTCTTTGTAATATTTATCCATTGGCTCATGATAGTAAGTCTCCCTCTCAAAGATAGAAATTCGCTGCGGGGTATAGGCTTTTCCTGCTAATTCCTTAGTCATTCGGTCGGCTTCGGTGGCTTTGTCTCCTAGTTCGCTATATCGTTGTTGAGATGAGAGTGTGGGATATTGTTCCGTTGGATCGGCTTCTGAATCTGAAACATTAATTTCTGGCTCCGTAGCGAAAACGTGAAACCGCCATCCTGTTTTTTGATAACCCAAATATAAGCCTTCATAAGCGGTTTCTCCCTGACTATAAGAATGTTGGGTTGTAGTTTCTTCTATTATTTGCCAAAACCCTCTAACGTCAACTTTCTTTAACTTCCAAACGCCCTGATTGTATTCGTAAATATCCTTAGCTAACGGCCCATTGAAAGCATATTTTTGTTCTGTAACTTGAAACTCAAAACCATCAATAGTTTTAATCTCTCGTTTAACCTTGACGTAGTTTTGTCCAGACTTCCAGAAGGAAACCGACAAATCATTAATATTAACTGAATTAGGCGGTGTAGCTGCTATATCAGGGTCTTCTGTCCTTTGCTCATATTTGCGCTGTCTCATTCGGTATTCTGGCAGTGTAGGCGCTCTATTCCCTTGATTTTCCTCCTTCTGTTCCTGGAACTTTTCAAGAAATTCTCCCGTGACTTCTTGCTTCGGCCATATATAAGAAGCCCCATAAATATTAGTTACATCTTCATTCTTTAAGGTAATAGTCTGTTTGGGTGTGATACTGTTTGGCAATCCCACAATAATTTCCTGTTGAAAGGCGGAATTAGGGGTAAGCGATCGCTGTTTACCTGTGGAACAGTTAACAGAAATTGCCGATAAAACATCCGTTTCTTGTAATAGCCATTCCTTTGTTGAGTCCCATTTTTTGCAGTAGACAGTATCAGAGTCCGATAAATCTAAAAAACAATTATTCTGTCTTAACCTCGATTGAATTTCACTCCGTGGTATTCTCCCTTCCTCTGGACTAACATCATTGGGGACTGGTATTTCCCCCTCCATTCCTGATAACTTCCCCCCAGCTTCACTGCAAAGCCACGTTAACGTTCTTGATTCAGCTAATTTACTTTCGGGTTGCGATGGGCTGTTAGTTAAGCATTCAGGGTCAACACCTGAGCTGAGTGAGAAAGCATGGTAAGAAATCTTCCAATCCCCAGAATAGAGAATAGGTGACAGTCCATCCAGAGGATCATTGTCATTGTACTTTCTGGGAACCAAAGGAACCTCTGTATCAAGCCACCAATGGGGATCTGTTAAGGAAATTGAAACCTCTATTTTTGGGTGCGATAACTCCGATCTCATCTTTTCATTAATCTCTAGCCCATCCACTCGCCACCCAATCCCGAACGCTTCAAACTTTGCGCCCCGGCATAAATGTTTCAAAACTAAACTCTTATAACTAAACCAAGTCTCGAAACTCATCTGTCCGTTTTGAGATTGTTCTAAGGATGTGGAATAACTGAACTGACCCAATAAAGGCAACCATTGTAAAACCGTTGGCAACTTATCTATATAGTCAGTATCGTAATTAATATTAGATGTGTTGTTGACAACCGATATCTTAATGGGTGTAGTATTTGCTGTTACCTTAACTCCCGATACCTGTACAGCTAAATTTTGCGGGGCTGTGAGGATGGTTTTGGCTAAAGACTGAACAGGAATAAAGGTTAATTCTTGGGATGTAGAATTGTAAACCGCTTGACCCTGTACCAAGTCTCCAGCAAGTGTTTCGGGCGGTTTGACCGTGTAGCTAATCCCACCAATATAGACACTCGTAGCACTGCTATAGTTTGGGACTGATACGGTTACGGGGTTGGCAGGGGATGTGACTTGAATATATTTTGGTTCTGAGTATTGAGCGATCGCCACCTGTTGAGTATAGGGATTATAAATAAATTCATCCGGTGCGAGTTGTGCCGTGTCTACTGATTCCGATAATTGGTAAACCTTATTATTGACAACAACTGAGACAATCTTCTGACTTTGAGGTGTAGGGATAATTAAAACCGGATCGGTCGTGGGACTTACTGCTACAATAGAAACATCATCTTTAACTAATATTTCCTTACTTAACCCGTCGGGAACTCCCAAGGATAAACCAAAAGCACCGGACTGTTTAGTATTTAGATTTAATTGCGGGGTGTTTAATTTTAAGTACATAATATTATTATAAATTCATAAGTCTATTCTAATTATAATATGGCTGTAATCACTGGCAAGTTAATTTTTGAAACTCCATCCTCAATCAAAGATAAATATTATGAAGCCCTGACCTGGAGGGATGGCGACGGTGCAATCCGTAAATCCTACTTTAACGACAGTGGAAACCTAGAGTTAATGATTCCGGGTGACAAGTATCAAGAGAACCCCAACCCGTCCCCCGGCTCCGTATCTAATCGCTTCGGCGGTGACTGGGTACAAGTTAGTAATATCCGGTTTGGCTTCTCGATTGACGTGATTGAAGAAATGGCAGAATTGCGTTTTATCTTTCAGGAATTAAGGCGTTACCAAGGGGCAACTATTCAAAGCAGTAAATCATTTAGGGCTTTAAGGGTTTGGGATTATGTAGGGTTTGATATTGCTGATTATGCCGCGGGCGTTACAGAGCGTCATGTTAAAATATTAGGGATAGAACCTCAAGGGGGATCGGGCGTGATGCAAAAAGGATCTCAACAGTGTGTTAGTGGTAGTGTAACTAATACCCCCGACAGTCCCAGACGGTTTTTAGGGCAACCATTTAAAGTTACATTTGAGGAGTTTGGACACCGTGAAACCTATTAATGTCATGACAGAAATAAAAGGAAAA